AAAGATTGATAAGGCGCAGCTTAAACCGGGCGACTTTGTGTTCATCAAATCGGGCTCTAAAATGGTGCACATTGGCGTCTTCATAGGCAATGGCAAAACTATCGAGGCATACGGCCGCGACCTTGGTGTGGTCGAATTGCCGCTCGCACAGGGACGCTGGACACACTACGGCCGGCTCGCACTATTGCAAAGCGCTATACCTCCAGCACCCGTTATTATACCTGCACCGGCGCCCGTAATGCCCTCTGTTCCCGCTCCTGTGCCTACACCTGTAATTATACCGCCTGCACCTTTAAAACCCTACCACGCCGTTTGTGGCGGCCAGGGCGTAAACGTGAGGACAGGCAGGGGAACGAGTTTCACCAGCCTGGGCAAGGCGGACAGGGACGTGCCGATGCTGGCGCTTCCGGCAGTTGATAAATGGCACGAGGTCGCGGTAGTGCTGGGCGGCAAGATAGTCACAGGGTACATGCATACTGATTATGTAAAGGCGGTGTAAGGATGGACGGGCTGACAGTGGGGCTTACAATACTCGCGACACTTAGCGGGGTTATTCTTGGCTGGACGGGCAGGGCGCGTGATGTAAAGAAGGACACGAAAGATGTCGCAGAGGACGAAGCGACACTAAAGTCCGACTTAGCCTATGTTAAGCGCGGCGTTGATGATATTCGGCTTGACCTTCGTGCGCAGGGTCAAAAGATGGACAATATATCAGAACGCCTTACGCGCTGTGAAGAAAGCACAAAACAGGCGCATAAAAGGCTGGATGGGATGGCATCATGAAGAAGCGCATGGAATTCTCAAAGCTGCTTGCGCTGTGGGCAACGGTTATGGCAACGCTGACCGCAGCGGCTTCGTTCATACTTGCTGCCTGCGACAAACAGACAGCGAGTGATGTCAGCACCACTGTGTTTGCGGCCTGTGTTGGGTACCTGGTGACTTATGCCGGTAAGAGTCTCGGCGAAAAGATGAGCAGAAATAAATACAGACTGGACGAGTATGGGCGTCCATATAAGGAGGATTGTAATGATAGATTTGACACCGATAATTAACGCGCTAATACTCTTGGTTGCAGGAGCGATAACATCGTTCCTCATTCCCTGGCTCAAACGCAAGATTGACGAGAGCCGGATGGCTGAGCTTTACAGCTGGGTCAAGATTGGCGTTGCAGCTGCTGAGCAGATATATAAGGGCGTGGGCAGGGGAGAAGAAAAGAAACAGTATGTGTTAGAGTACCTTGCTCATAACGGGTATACTGTGGATACCGAAGCAATCAACGCAATGATTGAAGCTGCTGTGCAGCAGCTGAATAGCACGATTGGGTTGGAGGTATAATATGGATAGTTTTATTGGATAGATCGGCGGCAAGAAGCTCTTGCGCGACCAGATCATTATGCGTTTCCCTGAGAATATTGGAAGATATATCGAGGTGTTCGGAGGGGCGGCTTGGGTGATGCTACGCAAGGATAAGCATGCTGCGCTTGAGGTGTACAATGATGCTGACGGCAACCTTGTGAACCTGTTCCGCTGCGTGAAGTACCACGCAAGCGAGCTGCAGCATGAGCTTGAATGGGTTATCAATGCGCGTGAGACTTTCACCGCCTACAGTGAGCAGCCTGGTTTAACCGATATACAGCGAGCAGCGCGCTTCTTTACACTTATTAAGATCTCATACGGCTCCAATCGGCGGAGTTATGGCTGTGCTGCACGGCCCGGGGTTGCAGCAACAATTGAACTGTTAAGCGATGTTCAGGCTCGGCTTGCTAACGTAGTTGTAGAGCATAAAGACTTTGAAGATCTCATTAAAGTCTATGACAGACCAGATGCGCTGTTCTACTGCGACCCGCCTGCGCGACATATTCCTCAACAACATCAAATCCAGCAAAATGCCGTCCGAGAGAAAGCGCCGCATATCCCGTTGTTCCACTTCCCATCCATGGATCAACAACCAAGTCGTTTTCTTCTGTGGTGGCTTTTATATACTTTTCTGGCAGATACAATGGCTGTGTCGCAGGATGGTCATCAATACGAGCCGAAACTCCCCCGCTTATAATGTTTTTAGGTAATGCTCCCAAGGGATTGGGATCTATCTTTTTATTTTTACGGACATATGTATTACCGTTTGACCGAGGTTTATATTCATAGGATTCGTATGTTTGAACGCTGTGTGATTCATATGGTCTACGAATCGCATCAAGATTTATAGTCCATTTAGGAGATTTTGAAAACCATAGGTTCTGCTCATATGCATCTTGACAAGCTACACGAAGTCCAGTTGGAACTGGATTCTCTTTAATCCAAATCTCAATATCAACACAATAAAGTCCCCATGTTTCTTCCATCTCTATTGCAAGTTTTTCTATAACCAAAGACCGCTTAGATGCAACTTTTGCTGTCGACTTTTCTCTGTTCGCTTTGACATTAATAACTATAAAGCCATCGTCACACAGTTTCCTGCAAGCAGCATTAAGAAACGGGGTCATCTTTTCTATATATTCAGACGAACGCCACATTCCATACTCGCGTTCAGCATTAGGATATGGAGGAGAACCATAAATTAGTTTTATTGATTTATCCGGCAATAGAAGCATCCCCTCAGCACCATCCATGTGACGGACGCTGTATCCGTTTTTATTAATCTCCTGTATCATCGTTCTCGCCCTCTTTGTGTAAGTTTTTTTCATATTCCAATCGCAGAGTAGCAAGCCGACAATAGTCCGCATTAGCATCAATTCCAATCCAGACGCGATTAAGTCTCTGCGCTACGGCAGCAGTAGTTCCAGAGCCGGAAAAAGGATCGAGTACAACATCTCCCTCAGTACTTCCAGAAAGGATAAAGAATTCTGCGAGTTTTTCAGGAAACCTTGCAGGATGCCCTATACCTTGTTCTTTACATAACTTCATGAAATAGTCATTGCTACTCGTATTTGCTATTTCGATTACTGTTCCGGGATCGGATCCGCCATTATCGGTCCAAGTCTTCTCGCAATCAAAATTATGTGTGCTTGGGCGGGTATTTTGGTTTCGGTCTCCCTTACCCTTTCCCTGAAGATATTTTTGCATATCTTTACTATATGGTTTTCTTATTGGGTCCATATTAAATTCCCATGAATCGCCTTTTGCAAACCAAAAGCAGTACTCGTGTGATTTTTTCGTTCGGCCATAACCACCTCTTGAGTAGACGTTTGGGGGAGTTGCAGGATTATACCATATATAATCTCGGACAAGGTGAAAGCCAATATTCTTACACAACTTCAGCAAGAGTTCAAATACATATAAATGCTGATAGTTATCTACAACTTTGTCACTAATATTTAGAATAAAGCTCCCATCGTCCTTTAGGACACGATAGATTTCCTTAGCCTTTACAATGAACCAGTCAACATATTCATCTGGAGGAATCGTCCCATCGATGTCACCATAATCTCTCTGGTCCGCATATGGAGGTGAGGTGAGGACCAAGTCTATACTCGAATCTGGCATGGTCTTTAAAATAGCCCCGCAGTCACCACAGATAAATTTTTCTCGGAACGTGTTTAGAGTTCTTTTCTTTCCCATTATTTAATACACCTTTTCATTTTCGTCGTTGTGGGATTGATCTGCGTCATCTAACGAAATTTCCATTATATCTGAAATGTCGCACTTGAGAGCATCACATATTCTTAAAAGAACATCGGTCGTTAGATTCTCATTCTTTGACAACTTTGCCATCGACGCAGTACTTATTCCTGTTGCTTTTCGTAGGTCTTTCCTCTTCATATCTTTATCAATTAGGAGTTTCCAAAGTTTTTTATAACTGACAGTAGACATTTCCTACCCCTTTCGCTTTGCAGACACACTACTCTGAAATCCTATCGTAAAACTTTATTTTACGTTCGCATATTTTATTATACCGCATTTCAGTGTGATTGTCAATGTAATGGCAATTTAATATGTATGATTAAATAGGCTTCATATAAAATTTACATTTTTATTAACTGACCTCTTGACTTTGACACAAGATTGTAGTATTATTATGTTAGCTGTATGGCTAACGACTTACAGACTAATGAACAGGAGGTGTCCCAATGAATATCAGCGAGAAAACATTTGGTGAGTTGCTTACCTTTCTTAGAGAGCAAAAGGATGTAACACTAAGGGAGCTTGCCAGGGGAATCGGTGTTTCTGCGCCATTCCTAAGTGATGTTGAGAAAGGAAGGCGGGCAGCATTGACAGCTGAACGTCTCGAGAAAGTGGTGGCTGTTTTACACCTTGACTCAGAAGAAAAAACTGCACTCTACGATGCTGCAGGAAAACAGAAAAATTCAATCCCGCCTGATCTTCCTGATTATATCATGGAGCATGAGTATGTTAGTGCCGCTCTTCGCACAGCTCGCGACCTTGAGGCAAGCGAGGAAGAATGGAAACGTTTCGTTGATGATTTGAGGAGGCGAAAGGGATAAGTATGTTCAAACCAGAATTGAAATACACCCATAACGGTATGCCCGTTATTTCCAATGAAGAGATTGACGCTTTAGGTGAACGTATGGTAGTTGACTTTGACCATACATCCCTGTTTCGTCCTCATCCAATAGACATTGAGCGATTCGTTGATAAATATTTAAAAATGCCTATAGAGTTTATGTATTTGTCTCATTGCGGAGTTTATCTCGGAACAACCGTTTTTCAGACAACTGATCATCTTCCAGTATATATTCCAAAAGAAAACTGTGCAGATTATGCTCATGTTGAAGCCGGAACCGTGGTTATAGATGGAAGTCTTGATAGAGAGGACCAGGAACATCGTCTCCGTTTTACTCTCGGCCACGAAGGGGGACACGGGGTATTTCATCCCTCATACTTTCTAAATACTATCGGTTCAACTGACAGAGATGACACAGGTATTTATGTGCGTTGCCGTTCAGATTTTAAAGTTTTCGGGGATGGTTTCGGCGGTTTTAACAATATGACAGATGCCGAACGTGTAGAGCAACAGGCTAACAGGTTCTCTGCTGCTGTATTAATGCCCAGGAGTGCGGTAAAAATTTTACTTGCGAGTAAGCCATACAACAGAACCGAGGAATGGATTGTGTTTGCTCCAAGGGGTTATGTGGTCAGCTTCCATTTTGGAAAGTTCAAAATGTTTGCCGCACTTTTTGCAAATACCCTTTTGCTTTTCATAGCCTGCTATTTTCTGCGCTTCTGTAAATGCGCGCAGGTTAAGATGCTTTTCGTCCCGGGTTAGAACATAGTAGTAAATGCCTTTCTTGTCCGTCACTTCGTCATCAATTGTAAGCTTATGTATTTCCTGTTCTAACTTGGCTGTATCAAAAGTCTTATGCTTGTACTCATCATAAAGGCCACCCCAATCAAGCCCTTTCATGATGGAGCGGTATTTTATGAAGGTCAGCCCAACCCACTCTATTACATTGCGAAAATATATCCACAGCTCGTTAGCATTAGGCACGTGCTGATGTGCGGACATATACTCCTCAATATTGCCCTTGCTTATCCACTTAAGCGCTGTTTCTAAATATTCCTGCCGTATAGGAGAGCCCTTAACATAATTCTGCGCTAAAAGGTAAGCAGCGCAGCTGCTTTTGCTGAACTTCAGCTTTGCATCTGCAAGCCAAGGCCCTGTATATACCGCATTTAGAAGTTCCTGCTTTGTGTGAACCGCACCTGCAATGTTTATTGTTTGGAACCAATCAAGCTTTTCTTTGTCATTACCTTCACAGAAGTAAATCATAAGCTCATACTTAAGAAGCTGCTCTTGTTCTGTATCTGTAAGGCTGTGAAAATATTTAGGGTTGCCTCCTATGTTCATCGAGAATTCATTGTTTTTATATTGGCAGAAGCTTATTGTGCGCTGCTGGCCGTCAAGTACCTCAAAGCTGCCATCCTCATTCTTAACCCAATACATAACGTTTAGCGGAAAATTATTGCGGATGGTATCTATTACCGCATTGCGCTGCTCTTCTTTGTAAACAAATTCACGCTGATATTTTGGTCGGATATCGAGCCTGCCGCCATATCCCCTTACGCCTTCCTCTGCATTGTCAACATAGCCCTCAACGACATCACGAATGGGTATAGTATTCAATTCGATTTTCATTGATGCGCTCCCTTGCGTTTGATGAGAAGGCGGGCGTAAACAATCGATAACGGACCCGCTGCATTGTCGGCAATATAATAGATTCCCTTAGGCTTTTTGGGGAGCAGCATCGTCGCTCGCGTGTTTGCTTTGCTTCCATTTGTTGTAGTGCCATTAGGGTTTATCTGTTTTGGGTTAACATAGCGTTTTGTGGGAATCGCCTCAAATTCATTCCGGCCTGATGTAAGCCCCAATATTTCAAACTGTTCAGGATTATACTTATCGAGAAACGTTATAGGCACACCCATTGCGCCATCATAGTCGTAGGGTATGTCAGCAACTCTATCCACATTTATTGCATCATAGTTATCGTATTGCGGATACTCTTCTGGTGTATAGCGCTTGTAAAGGGTAAGTGTTTCATGGCGCTTGGTTGTATCAAGGTTAGTGTACCAAAAGATATTACCCATGCTAAAATATTTTACACCATCAACATGCTTAATCCTCGAAGTAGTCTGAATGTTGTAATCGTTAGGTACTTGGAACCACTTTGTTCCGCCATTATCATAACCTAGCCATAACCTGTTTTCTTTGATAAGCGTGAAGACTTCTTTATAGGTGATTGCGTTTTGGTTTCCAAGTATTATAAACCTCTTTTCATGCTCCACCAGCTGTGCAACATACTCGCGAAACAGTGAAAAAGGCGGGTTAGTAACAACTATATCCGCCTCTTTAAGTAGTTCAATGCACTCTTCGCTGCGGTAATCGCCATCGCCCTGTAATGGTGTAAGCGCGTTGTTCCCGTTCTTGAGCAGCAATTCTATATCAGCAAGGTCAGCCGAGCCATCCTTATTTATGTCAGTTACTTCTGTTATAACAATCTTATGTGCAGGCTTTGATTTTGCGCGGTGCCATGTACACAAAATCAACAGGTTATAAAATAAACTATTAAAAAGTATATTTTGTGGTTGACATACTATATATGCAGTGCTAAAATCAGAAGTACACAAAATGTACGAAAGGAGCTGGGAGAATGTCAGAACTGCTGACGTTATACGGTGTTATAATGTCGAAGTTTGGTTCAATTCAGAAATTTGCTGATGCTATCGGTTGGCATAGAAACAAGGCAATGCGTATAAGTAAAGGGATACAAGAGCCTACTCTTACTGACATTTTAGCCATAAACGACACACTAAAACTGCCCGACGTTGATACATTCATGCAAATTTTTTTTCCTACAGTGTCCGCAAAGTGGACAAAAGAACAACCCTAACCCCGCACCCCGGGGAGGAGACACTATGCTAGAAATGTTTTTAAAAACCTTACTTTGTGCTTTCATCGCACGCGTCTTCTATGAGGTTGAAGGTTTTTATAAGTGCAAGCGTTGTAAGGCGAAACTGATGAATGGCAGAGCCAATACTGATGAGGAAGTTGACCCAAGTAAACGTCCAGAAAGGAGGCAAAAACCATGAAATGGTTCATAAAACAGCTGTTCCCGTTGCTCCAGTATTCTTCATATAGCACAAACGACCACCGCGAAGTGGCCGTC